ATCTAACATTTCTTTTGCTAAAGTTAACACATCATCAAAAGTTTTAACGGCGTCAACTTTAGCTAACCACTCTTTATCTTTAGGAGCAAAAATGAACGGTAATCTGTTTAATGATTTTGACCTCAAATTAATTTTGTCAATAATCATAAAGTCTTTATTGATATCTCTACCATTGATACCAAAGAAATTTTGTTTTTCTAAAAGGTCAAAACCATTTTGATAGTTTCTAACAACACCAGGATACTTTGCTTGAATCATCTTGTCAATTCTAGTATCTTCTATAACATTTACATATGACCTTAATTCTGAATTATCAATACCTTGCCATTGCTCATATGGAGTCCAAAGAGCATGGGCACATTCGTGAGCAATCAACATATCATATACATCACCAGACTTTTGTTTAAAGATAGGTAATGTCAATACACGGTTCTTTACATCAAAAGAAGCTGTCTTTACATTGTTGTGTTGTATTGTGATATTTTCTGTAGCAAGTAATTTTGCTAGATTTGATTTGACATCAAGATTAATATTCATAGTGTTAGTGTCCTTTTTCATTTTATGGATCCATCCTACAGGAGTTTTCCATAAAAGTCAAGCATTAAAAGCGCTTTTTTTTAATTTTTTTTTCGTTACCTGGTAAGGGTTTCCGAGCACACTATGAATATTGTACACTCCTGACGCAGCTATCTTGCGTCTCCAGAGCCGTGGATTGTGTTGTTTTTCTTGCGATTCGCTAACTTTTCTAAATTAGTGCTTGCAATGTCGGATAACTTAATGTTAAAATCACTAGCCAATACAGCGATATACCAAAGGCAATCGCCAATTTCACTTTTGATTTCAGACACCAAGCTGTCATCATCTTTATTTGAGCCATCTCTTATTATTTTCTTTACTTTATTGGCTACTTCACCTGCTTCACCGGTCAATCCTAATGTTGGATAGATAATGGCCTGTTCTCTCGGATATATTGCCGTTGTTAAAGCGACCTTTTGGTACATATCCAGGTCACTTACTTTTTTGTATTTATTAGATTCATTACTTTGAGCACCTAATTCTAATTCTAATTGTCCACTCATGGTTTATCTCCCTACTTGTGGTAAATATTTCTGTTTAGTTTCTTCCCATGATAGATATATTATATCATCATAGAAATGGGTCTCGGTAGATACTCTACCTTGTTTTGTCAAGCTTGCTAGTCTCTTTTTAGCATACTTGTTCTTCCACAACTCGGTCAAAGCCTGTGTGGAATTATCAAATTTTCTTATTAACTTGTCTTGTTCTATCTCTTCTTTTAAAAATTCTCTAGTATTCTCATATAGTTCACCAAAATATATGCCTCTGGCATGGTCAGATTTAATAAGTTTCTTATCTATACTCAATTGGTTATATGTAAATGTATGACTTCTATTTCTATGGTCTCTTTTGTGTGGTTGACCTGTGTCTTTCTTTGCAACATACCATTCAAAGTATTTGTATGTGTGATTCTTCTTCAACCAGTTTTGTATCATCATTCTAGTTGGTTTAGTTGGTTCATATGATACTGAACCAGCAGTCCAACCCATTTTCTTCCAATGTTTCAATCTATCGTATTGTGATAATGGTATTTCTTTTGTCTTACCATATAGACTTGTAGTTGTAACACCTACTAGTTTATCTTTATATTGATATTCCCAGGTCTTCTCAACAGTATCACTCAAACATAATAAAGCTAGCAGTTTCCCGCCAACCAGGTTGTAACCAAGCGGCTGTATTGGTACTATTGTACTACCAATGCAAGTGTGATTAATCATCTTTTGTGTTTTTCTAGTTCTATCCCAACCTATAAATTCGTCTCTAGGTGTAAGGTCTAAAAAATCACTAGACATACAAGTAACACCAAGCCACTTCTTTGTCTTCTTATCTCTTATTAAAAAGTTTAGATTTCTACCAATATTACTATTGTTTTTCATGGTAGATAAGAAAGTTCTTAATGCATTCCAGATTTCACTACCCTTAGCATTTGTATGTGATTGTATTTCGGCACCATCTGTCCATATTAATTCTGGTTCTAATTCTAAATATTCTTCGGGGTCTTCTGGTAACCAAAAGTTATTTTTGACTTCTTGTATTACAACACCTTGTTCAGGTTTTTGCATTGCTGGTTTATCATCAAAGAAACTATTTGTTTCTACTGTAGGATATCTGTCTTTTACTTCACACCATTTTTGATATAATGTATATTCTTTTACATCCATAGATGATACATAAGATAAATCTTTAATAAGAGCTTCTTTTAAAACATCTGTATCTACATCTGGTATTTTATCTAAAGGATTGTTATCTTGCCAACTTTGCCATTGGTCGTCAATAGACATACCTTTCTTCCACGAATAAGTCATAAGTGTATCCTATATGAAAATTATGTAAATGTCAAGCCTTGGAGTTGGCTTCTCTATATCTCTTCATTCTGTCAATCTCCTTCATAGCTTTCTTTCTTGCTCTATCTAATTTTAGTTTAGATACGCCCTCTGTAAAGTTTCTACCAAGGATATGGTCATATTCATGTTGACAGATTCGACTCATCATACCGTCTAGGTGAGCTTCTTGTGTTTTACCCTCTGCGTCTTCATACTTCATAACACATTTTCTAGGTCTTTCTATATCTAAAAACATAAAAGGATAAGTTAGGCAACCCTCTTTCATTCTTAACATTTCAGTACCTACTGATACAATCATAGGATTAAACATTGCTAAAGACATACCTTTTTCAATACCCTCATGTCCACCTGCAACAAACATATTAAAAGGTAAACCAACTTGATTACAAGTAAGACCAATGCCACCGTATTTTTTCATTACAAGAAACATAGCCTCTGTTAAATCTTGTCTATCTTTAAAGCCTTCTTCTTTTAACATGTCATCTGTAAAAGGTGCTATTGCTGACCTTACTCTAGGGTCATTTGGTGGTATTAGTTTTAGTTCTCTCATATTGTTCCTAACTGTGTGAAGTTTTGTACTTTCTCAAACTTAATAATGTTTGTAAATTTATCAAATAGTATATCGCCTTTATGAGATATAATAAAGATATTCTCCTTTTCTAATGTCTTAATAATCTTAAAGAAATCATCTGTACCTTGGCCATCTAAACTACTATCAAATATTTCATCTAGTATTAATAGATTTGTATTGGTGCTATTTTTCATTCTAGCAATATCTCGCCATGTAAATAATAAAGCAAGGTCAATTCTCATTTTCTCACCCTCACTAAAGTTATTATAGTTAAAGGTATCTCTAAATCTTGACTTAACTGTTTCGTTAAATTCTTCATCTAAATTAAATGATATAAAGAAATCCATGGCCTGTAAATATTTGTTAATAAGACTATTCATAATTGGTACATACTTACGAATTATATTTGCTTTAGCACCTTTGTCGTTTAATATATCTCTTAATATATCAACATAAGATTTTTCTTCTTGTACTTTATCTAATGCAATTTCAGCTTCTTTTAAATCTATATTCATTTGATGTAGTTCTCGTTCAATGTTTTCTATATCAACATCTCTTGTTGCACTAGTAGAAATCTCTTGCTGTATTTGGTCGCTGTGTTTCTTTAGACTCTCCAGACTGGATGCTACCTTTGCTATCTCTACATTCATGTCTTGTATCTTTTGAGATACTTTTCCGAAGGCTGTTATCTTCTCTTCCTGTTTGTTGAGTTCTCCTACGAGCTGTGATAGTCCTGATTCTAGTTTGGAAATTGTTGTAGTTTCGTGATTGCATTTGTTTTCCTTAAATGTTTCATCAATAGATTGTGTACACACCGGACATGTGTCATTTTCTTTGAAAAATTTTAAAGTCTTCTTATGTGTATCTAGGTTCTGTTCAATCTTCGTTTCGTATTTTTCTAATTCTTTTACCTTTTTAGATACCGTTTCTTGACCACTTAACTCATTTTGACTTACGGCTATAGCTTCATTCAAGCTAGTTAGCTTTTGTTCATATTTTAGCCTATTCTCTTCGTTTTCTTGTAGTTTATTTTCTTGTACCTTTTGGTTGTCGCTACCTTTGGTCTCCAAAGTCTTTAAGTATTTTGCTTCAGTTTCATACTTGGTCTTTATTAACTCCGCTTGGTGCCTCACCTCCGTCAACTTTTTTTGTAAATCACTCTGTTGAGTACGCAAAATTAAGTCCATAAGACCAAAGACTCTGATATCAAGTATCTCTTCAACAACTTCTCGTCTGTATCTTGGTTTCATCTTCATAAACGGCTCGTATGATGATGACCCTAATAATACTACTTGAATAAAAGACCTATAATTTAACTTCATTATATTTTGTTCTAGGTATTTTTGATAATCAATACTACTTGCGTCTTGGTTTATCATCTTACCATTATGAAATATCTCAAAGTTATTTGGTTTAATACTTCTTCTAACTTTATATTCTTTTGTACCAACTGTAAAGTCAACTTCTACAACACAATCACCACCATTAATAGTATTGACCATTTGTTCTTTCTTAATGATTCTAAATGGTCTGTTAAATAATACAAAACACAATGCGTCTAATAATGTTGACTTGCCACTACCATTGGTACCTACAATCAATGTAGTTTGCGACATATCAAGGTCAACAACTATTGGCTGATTGCCTGTTGATAAAAAATTCTTGTAACTTATTCTTTTAAATGTTATCACTCACTAGCTTCCATGTATAATTCTTTGGCGAATTGTTTAAGTTTTTGTTTATCTAACTCACTATCTACTTGGTCAATATAGTTACCTAAAAATGTCAAAGTATCTTCGCCTTGTTCTAATATATCTTCTCTAACTGAAGCACCTATATCCGTTGGTTCTTCTATAACATCTATTGCATGTACATTGATAGAATTATAAAACTTGTCCATCAATCTTTCATACATCTCAACATCTGTCCTATTAGAGATATAAAGTTTTACAAACGACTTATCATATTCTGATAAATCAATTGCGTCATAATTTGTTTCTTTATCGTTATAAATTAATTTTTTAAATATGGTATCAGGATTTGATACTCTTGTCAAGTCTCTGGTATCTGTATCAAAGATATGAAAACCTTTAGGACAACCATAGTCTGACCATGTCATTTCGTATTGTGTGCCTAGATAATAAATCTGACCATCATCTGACTTCTTGTGAAAGTGACCAGACATTACTTTTTCGAATCGTTTAAACATTGCTTTTTCTTGGCCATGGTCGTTAAAATGGCCGTTGTGCATTTCAAAACCTTTTACTTCTAAATGACCCATTGCAATAGTAGCCTGTGTATCGTTTATTTTTTGTACACTATCTGACTCATTATCATCACAAATCCATGGTATAAACAAGATTGGTAGACCATCAAACTCAACCTCTGTAGTTCTAGTATATACTTTAGCACCTTTACTTATTTCTAGGTTTTGTAAGGCATTTACTTCATTGGTATTCTTATAGTATGTGTCGTGGTTACCAATGATAATATGTGTATCAATATTATTTTCTTCTAGTCTATTCCAAAAATTCTGTTTGAAATTGTGTGCTGTATTATGGTTGATAAATTTTCTTCTATCTACCACATCACCTAGATGTATCAAAGTATTAACATTATTCTCTCTAATATAAGGAAAGAATACATCATTATAAAACTTATTTTGATATTCAATAAATGCTGGTGAGTCGTTACGACAACCAAAATGGGTGTCGTTTAACAAGGCTATCTTCATTACTTCTTTTTCTTTTTCTTTGCTACTGTTTTTTTCTTAACTGGTTCTTCCGTAGGCATGTTCTTTTTAAGAAACTCTGTAAACTGATTTTTAAAATCTCTATCTTCTCCAGGTTGTAAGGCCATATCATCATAATTTGCCTCTTGAATCATCCTTTGTTTAATTGTTGTTTGTTTCTTTTCTTTCTGGATTCTTCTTATAAATGCATAGTATATTATTTGTGTGAAATATGCAAATGGATTATTTGATGTTGCTGGATTGAAATTATTTAAATACTGTAAACAGTTTTCTATACCATCACTAATCATATCGTCTCTGTATGTGTAGTTGATAAAATTAGGTCTGTACGATAGGTGATTCGCTATCTTTAAAAAACATTCACCGACATAATCGGGTACTCTAGGGTTATTCTTCCCTGCTTTTTTTGCCTTGTCAACTAACTTCTTATACTCAACCATTGCGGCCAAGAATTCTTTGTTATTGACATAGTGTTCTGATTTCTTTTTTGTTTTTGCCATAATATCCTCATAATACTTTATTTTTTTAAAATTGTCAATGGTGAGTTCACATCATTCCACGGTTGACAATAGTTTTTTTCTATGTATAATAACGGTGTCCGTTTTCAGAAATACCTTTATATACCTAATGTAGTGTAGGTTCGTCCTCTTCATCATCAAACTCCCTAAAGATTTCGTTTAATTTTTTATTCTCTTCGGGGGTAAACTCTTTTTTCACATAGTTTTCATCTCTTTTTGGCTTGTCAAGAGAGTCATAATTCTTAACAACTGCACCATAACTAACGGTCATTTCGTTTGACGCATTTGTTATAGTCATAATCTTATCTTTAGGAATAGTAACAATCTTATCAGCCGTATAATTCGTCCAACGAATCATGGCAATATAATCTCTAAACCCCATTGGTGTCATTTGAGGAACATATTTAATTTGTAAAGGTTTATCTAGTCTCAATAAAGGACCATTGTCTGGCAACTGTTTGTCACCTGTGGGTAGTACGGCAACAATATCGTCACCATTAATTAATTTAATTATTTTAACTGTTTGACTCATTGTTTAGCTCTATGTTGTGTATTTCATAATCAAAGTCTTCTTCACTATAGATATTTATCCTTTCTCTAAAGTGATTAAGTGTGTAGTTCTCTTTCTCATTATAAGTTAAATCGTCTGATATATCATATAAAGTAGCATGTGAATTGTTATCTTTTAATCGTAAACCACGACCAATAGATTGTAAATTTCTTATGCGAGATTTAGAAGGACTAGCAAAAATAATGTTATGCAAGTTCCTAATATTAATGCCTGTGCTGAATGTCCCATACGAAGCCACAATAATAGCTCCATCAGCCTTCTCCGTAATTTCTCTAATCTTTTCTCTTTCGTCTGCGTCAACTCCTCCGTGAACATAAAATACCTTCTTATCTTTTGCTTTTTCTTTTATTGATTCGTATAAGTCCTTACCATGTTTTTCTACATACTGAAATAAACATAGTGTATTACCATTTAATCCAGCCGCCAAGTTTCGTATAAATTTATTTCTTTTATCTGATTGTACTATGTAATCCATTTCTTCTTGATAGTTCATACCACTAGCATGTTTACACTCAATCGCACCATGTTTTAAAATCAAACAGAATATTTTTAACTCAGCTAACTGTTTCTTTTCTATTAGTTCAGTTGTAGATACAACCTTATTTACAGTACCAAACAAACCCTCTAATACAAGTTTGTGTGTTTGTGTACCATCTAAAGTACCAGTTAGTCCAACCTTATATGGGCATTTTTCTAATTTTGTCAAGATTTTAGTTAATGAAACTGCTTTGAATAAGTGTGCCTCATCACCTATCAACAT